TATACACTAGATTTATTTTTTTGTCACGTTTTCTTTGCCAGTTTCTTGCACTAAATGTTTGATTTATTCTACCTCCTAGTAGAACATTTAAAAAAATACTAAATGCTATTGATACTCGCTTTATGTATTTGCGCATTTATTCTCCAAAGTCGAACAAACTTGAAAATGTATTGTGTTGTTTTGTATCTTCTAATGGATAATTAAGCACACCGATCAAGTTGTCTAGTTTGTTGTCAATGATTGTTTCTGCCATTGCTGCATCATCGAACGGTAGTTCTTTAAACCATTCCGGAATACGTAGTTCATCTGTAGGATATGCAACACTTGTATAGCCCAGCGGGTTCTGCTTGAGCTTGCATACGATAACTTTCATACCATCTACAATCTCTTGCGAGTACTTGTCACCGTTCATACGTTTCAGTGTATTCCAATTAATGCTTGCTCTTACATGTCCTGGCATGTTTGCTTTACCCTGCTTCTGCTCAAGACGCTGATAGTGTCCAATCTTGTTTGCACGTTTAGGCGAACCTTTTTCAAAGCCAGGACGCTGTTCAAATTCTTTGCGGAATTCTGTAATGCGATCCAATACTTCTTTTTCTGTCTTGTCGGTAAGTACCATTAATAATACTTCGCTCAAAAACTCTTGCATAAACACAGGAGTATCTGAACGTCTTAAGTCCAACCCCATTGCTTTTACTTTGCCTGGCTTGCCATCTGTGTCAGCACGGAATCCTTCAATATCATTTACAAGTGCTGCATAACGTTTCTTAGTAATATATAAACCAGATTGTGCAACAATTTCTCTACCTGCTGCAATAACATCTGAACGACTCTTTGGACAATGGAATGCTTGCATCATAAAGTCAGGAAATGTAGTATTTGCTTGTTCTGCAACTTGATCATATAGTGTAATACACTTGTCAATATTCCATTCAAGACGTCCTGCTTCTACATCGTCTTTAAGCACAGGCCATGCACTGAAGTACACCGAGTCTGTATCGCCATAGATAACACTTTTGCCTACGTGATCATATTCACCTGTAATAACTTTGTTAACCTCAGCACTCATATGCTTAACAATTTGTCTACCTGTAAGTGTAGTAGATTGACCGATTCGCTTATCAAAGAATCTACAGCCTGGATTAAGAATAGCACCATACAAACTGTTCAAGTTAATCTTTTTAACAAGCTGCCGCTTATCCCAAAATGCAATTTCTGCTTCGTTCTTTGCATCCTTTGCTTTTTTCAACATCTTTTGCAGATCTTTACGCTCGCTATACCAACGCTTTAGGATACCTGGAATAACACCTTCAAACTCTGTTGTAAAGATTGTACCGTTTGCACTAAGCATCCAAGGCATATGTGAGTCAAAGATTAGTTGATATATTTCTGCACCACTTAGTACATCTGATCGACCGTCTTCCCAATCAACAGTTAGCGCAATGTCCTTGCGCTGTTCTATAACTGCTTCGTATTCTTCTGTACTAAAGCGTCCTTCCCAACTACCTGCAAATGACTTTTTCTTAAGAGTCATATCTTCGTGTACACGAGCATCTGAAATCTCAGGACGTATTTGACCTACAATAGTTTCGGGCGCCATATTCAGCGCACGAATCACACTTGGATACAGTGAGTTCAAGTCCATCGAGCCAATGTACTTGTGCAAGCCTTTTTTAGGAAACGCAACATACGCACCTGCTGCTTGTGTGTTTTCATCATCACGCTTCGGTCTGTTCGGAACTTGTAGTCCTCTATGATGTGCTTCGTTAATAATTGCTTGCTCTGTAACAGCAACAGCACCCATTGTAGTTTGTAGTAGAACTGTGTTTGCGTGAGCAAGTTCGTTTGACAAATCAATAAAGCGTAGTTTCTTGTCTAGTTTGTCTAGTAGTGCAACGTCTTGTCTGTTATATTCAATAAATGTTTCGAAGTCATTGTTATATAACTGGTCAAGTGTGCCTTCATAAACTGTTTTGTTTTCACCTACTTCTAATTCACCAATAGCATCTAGTCGGTACGTGTGTCGTTCTTCGTAGGTGTACTTGCGATATAGTTCGAGACTGTCTAAATGCACACGCCCTACAAAGTCATACGTTTCTGATTGTTTTCCAAACTTTTCGTATTCACGTTTCTTAGGCATTTGTCCCCAAAGACAAAAGCGTCTACAATCGTCATTGCTTAACACCCGCTTAATTCTATTAACAGTGTAAGGAACATCGTATCCTTCTGAGTTCCAACCACTTTGTACATCAGCATCTTCTAGTAAATCAAGAAACGTAAGCAACATCTGACGTTCGCCGTCGCCGTCTTTGTCGTTTGTAAATAGTATAACATCAGTACCCCAGCGTTTTTTACACATAGCAACAGCGTCTTCATGCTTCATACCCTTAGGCGGAACAGCAAGTGTGATTAACGCACTGTCTAGCCACTGCAAACATACAGTAATAGCAGTTATTGGCATAAACGGATCTTCAACTGGAGCAAATCCACGTTCTGGATCAAAGTCTGTCTCGATATCCCAAAACGCAATATTCAACTTAGGTGCATCTTGATTGAGATAGTTTTCACTCAAACATTGGAAGATAGGATTAATGTCGCTTTCAAACAAGTTCTTGCCTTTATTAATAGCAACTTCTTTGCGAAAGTCTTTGGTGTTTTTACATACAATACGAGTAAGAGGATCGCCGTACACGCTTTTATACTTGCCTCTAGGATCTTCATAATAAAATGTATATTTTGCTTGATATTCGTGGAAATGTCGCTTTCCGTCTTTGCGTTCGACTACTCGAATAATGTCTTGATCGCGATCAAAGAATGCGTCAACGTAACTCATTTATTCTCCTTTGTTGCTTACTGGCCAACTAACCATCTACCTGCTCGTAAGTGAGCGACTCTATAATTACTTACTATATTTAAGCATATACATGCTAACTTTTGAGTCATTTATTTTTATTACATCTTTAGGATATTTCCTATCCCTATATTGCTTACCTGTTGGAATAACTAAAACCATCTTAGGTGTAAGTTTATATACTGTACCTATTTTTAAATGATTATGGCTAGCCCATGCTACATAGTCACCTTCGATTAGCTTATTACCTAACGGGTCTTTGTGCATTAGTACCATCCCATGGCGATACCAAATCCAAAAACGTTTACTATTACAAACCATCCAGTTAACAGCATAGGCCATGCTAGTTTACGTCTATAGTATCCTAAACAACCTGTTACACTGCCGATAAAGAAAAATGGATAAACAATTCTCATATCCGGTGCATCTGCTGTAAATGCAAGTGTAGCACTTGCACCTACAGTAAATATAAAACTGAGAAGTTCTAAATAAAATGCAATTTTATCAGACTTATATCCACTCTTCCAAAAGTCTATTATACTGTTCACTTATCGTAACCTAATGTTGCAACTAATGTTTCTAGATCCTCGTGTGCATCTGCATGTGCATCCCAATCACGATTTTTAGCAATTTTAATTGCTTTATTAATAAGACTTGGTTTGATATCAAGTTCTTCTGCTACTGCTTTTACAGTGTCTTTTAATCCTGCATTTAGATCTTCAACTTCCTGTAAAACTGTTACACCTTCACGTACTAGACGTTCTAGTTTTGCTTTTTCTTCAGCACCATAGGTACGGTCACTCATGTATTACCTCCGTAAGTTTTAATTAATTATATGATATATTTAGGTGAAAGTCAAGTAGAAAATACTTTTTTGTTATCAAATGCACGTTCCCAGCCAAAGAATTGTGCTTTGTAATCCGAATGATCGTCACTTGATAAGTTTTCCCATTCTTCTTTGCGCTGCCATAATCTAATAGCACCATCATACCAGTCGGTATTGTCGATAATATTTTCTAAACGTTCTTTAGCAGCATATGCTTCATCTACATTGTCAAAGTCTTGTTCGATGTGTATTACTTCCATTACAACTTCGTGAGTAACATAATCTAACGAAAAGTCTATACCCCATTTAGGTTTGATATTGAGTAACTTTTGTAGTATAGGACGATTAACACAAATTTCTTCTAATTGTTCTCTAGCTTCACCTGCAAATGCATAACGTGTTAATAGCATACAATGATCTAATACTAAGCCCTGTTCGCTTGCTTCCATATCGTAATACCATTCTTGTACAGGAGCAATATGATATTGTATTTCTCTATTAAGTTCAATACCATTTGCTTCATAATGTAAGTGTTCTAAAGGAGTAGGAACTTCGTATCCGTCCTTGTCAAAGTCTTTGAAAGGAAGTTTTTCTACTAAACTTTTTTCTATCGGTGTAGTAAGATAAGGATAATCTGTAAATTTAGGTTCAAGATTTATCAATTGCATTTAATGCTGCCCAAAGTCTAGATTTAATATCTTCGTTCTCTGTAGTTTCTGGAACTAGCGGTAACATTCTTTCGAACTGTCTTTTACCTCTTGGAGTAGAAAGCATTTTTTCTAGTTGCGCTGCATAAGGTTCTAACATTTTTGCTAATTGTGGTGATAGTCCAGTTGTTTGTACTTTTTTAGGTGCAGGTTTAGCTTTAACTTTATTTGTAGCTGGTTTGTTATCTACTCCTGTGCCTATTGCACTTAACTTGTTATAATTTTTCCAGCCACGCTCTGCTTGCTTTTTAATAAAATCTGCTGTAGAATCATCTTCGCCTACTAATTTATCCTTTAAAGGATGCGGCTGTTCACCTGTAGAACTAGGTTTACTTGTTTTAGGAGTCGCATCTTTGCCTTTGGCTTGCCCTGCCGAACCCATCTTTTGTTTTTCGTCAATACGCACACCGGCAAGCGCCGCAAAGTCTGCAATACTATCTAACCCTAATGGCATACTACCTTGTGGAACTTCTACACTTTCTGCAACATAGTCTTTGGTAGGAGGTACATCTGCACCACCACCGTTAGCTGCTGCTTGTAGTTTTGCTAAATCCTCTCTTGGATCTGTAGGATCTAATTCAAATAGTGTGTTTTGTAGTTTATGCCAATCCATTATTTCTTTCTCCCTGCGCAATGTGCTTTCTGTGAGAAGCCTTTTGGGTTATTACAGTCGATGCTTTTTTTATATGATGCCGACCACTTTTCTTCTATATGATCTAAAAACGGTCTTAGTTCTCGTGACATGTTAGGGTGTTTCAGCTGTCGTAATGCTCTAGCTTCTATCTGTCTAACTCTTTCAGGTCCTACTCCTAGCGCATCTGCTATTTGGTCTAGTGTGTATGATTTTTTAAAAGGCGGTAATCCAAATCTTGCTCTTATAACTTTTTCTCTTACTGGATGATTAAGTTGTGGAACTAATTTTGCTACTACTTTTTTTAGTTTTTCTTTATCTACATTGCCAAAATCGAAGTCTGTCGGTTCGTCTGGCATGTCTACTTTTTTAGATTTTTTAGTTATATCTTTAGCATCAGCTGTATCGTCAGTTGGAAGACGTTTGCCTTTATATACAGGACTTTTACCTGTATATGGCATGGCTTCTTCTAATTGTCTAGCACCCATTTGTTTTAGTGCTTCGTCAATGTATAGTGCAAGTTCGAAGTCTAGTTGTGTAAGTCCTCCTACATCATGTGTGTATACCATTAGTATAACTTCGTTGTAGAAGAAACCTATGTCAGCAAAATGATCCAGTCTGATTTGTGGTTTTTCTATAACCATAAAAAAGCGTAGCGCCTGATTATAATCGTCGAACGCTACTTTTTTGTATAGATACTTGCCTTTGCGAATTTCCCAGTCTGGAGCAAACTTTTTACGAATCGGTTCGGCTTGTTCTATACTTAACTTTTTCATTACTTCTTTTTGGCCATCTTAGTTGCTGTTGCGTACATTACTGCTTCTGCGTCTTTGCCATAACGATCTTTAAAATCACCTTTGGCTTTCTTCATACCTTTAACGTACTTTTCTTGCTTGCCTTTTTCGCTTTTGGTTAGACTTCTTTCGTCAGTCTTTTTTTTAGACTCTAGTTTTGCTGCTAAACGATCTTGTAGGCTTTCGGCGTGCATTGCTGCCATATGCTTCTTGTACTTTTTGGTACCTTTTTTGTGAGGTGATTTACCTTCTTTAACTGATTCATAGTACTCATCTGCCATCTCTTTGCCATACTTTTTAGCAAATTCTTCTTTTGACATTGTTTCTGAATCACCGATGATTTGATCACTCATACGACCTTCGCTTACTGCATTGCAGTTACAATGCTTACAAGTTGGTGGACAAGTACAATCTTCTGCTTTAACATCTGATCCACAACACTTATCTGAACAATGTGTGTCTCTTGCTTCACCTAATTCTGGTACAGGCTTTTCTTGTGATACTTCGTTATCGTTAATTTCACCTGTTGCTGATTCATAATCTAAATGATGATATACTGAACCTAAATAATCAGCTGCTTTTGTAATTTTTGACTGTACCCAGCCTTCTAAACCTTGTTCTTCTGATACATTTTGTAACATATCATGTAATTTGATTGCATATTTTGCAATTTTATAACAATCAGCACGGGCCATTTGAACTTCGTGATCACGTTCTGCACGGTCCGCAAGTTCACCTAGGCCTTCTCTAATTTCACTTTCTCTCATTTGGTTGCTCCAATACGTATTATAGTGTATTTATGCTTTTTTCGCTTTACGCTTCTTTTTCTTTTTACCCATATCTAAAGCATTCTTTGCAGTACCATCTGGATTTTTAGGTTGTCTAGTTAGCATTGGGCCTACTCCCATAGCTATTGTTGCAACTCCCCCTGCATCCATTTCTTTTAATATTTCATTTATTTTCATTTTATACCTCTAGACTGTTGATCCATTCTAAGTCATCTTTGTAGACATTTACTAAGTACTTATCTTCTAAACCATTACAAATTTTGTTGTAATATTTTTCAACATATTCTTCGTTTGTGTTGTGTACTATGCTTTTTAATTGTTTTGAGACTATATATTTTGTATTTTTTAAATTAAATCTATTGTCAAATTGATGTAAGTATTTTTGTAGAGCACAATGTTCATCATAATGCATTACTGTGCTAAAGAATTGAAACCAATCTTCAATGTTATCTTCTTTTAATAAATTTTTAATAAAAATATGATTACTATCTTGGTATAATCCTTGTCCACTAACGTAAACATTATACCAAGAATAAAACCTTTCTATAGGATTTCTTATTACTTTATATATAGTGTAGTCACTAGGAATTAGAATACTACCGCGTATATGTTCCCAGTTGTCGGTTTTTAAAACTTGTAGATGCAAATAGGTTGTACCACACATTGCAGGACAACAAATAATCTTTTTGTCGCTGTGATTGATTGCTCGTAACATTTTACTTTAGATATTTGTAGTAGGTTTTCCAATAGTTTTGGCGTTCGTTAGTGCTAGCTCGTCGG